TTTTTATGGGTTATAAATTAATAGGAATATAACATGACAAGTGAACTAAAAGTAGATAAGATTACACCAGCGTCAGGTACCGCCGGTACAATTGGGGACTCAGGTGATACGTTTACCGTGCCTTCAGGTGCTACATTAGCAGTAGCTTCTGGAGCAACAATTTCTAATAGTGGGACCGCTTCGGGTTTTGGATTAACTAACTGGTCGGAGAGTTCTGGTAATTTATTAGCTACTAATGCTTCTTATGGAATTTATTTAGGTGTAAATTCTGCAACTGCTACAAATCTTTTACATGATTATGAAGAGGGAGAATTAAGTAATGCTTTAATGATTGCTAGTACAACTCAAACTTCTTATTCTAGTGGTAGAGCAAATTTACAATATACAAAAATTGGAAGAATTGTTCATTGCCAAGCGTTGATAGATACTGATGGTCAAACACTTGCAACAACTGGTGTTGTAAAATTAAGATTACCTTTTGCAGTATCGGATGGAAGTGGAACAGCTATGGCTGGTGGCGCTCCTTTTTTATCGCCATCTGTAAATGGAGATGTTTACCCATCAAGATTATATTTAGATGAAAATGTTACTTCTGCTCCTTTTAATAAAATGCAGTGTCAAGCGGCAGGAAGTTATTTACAATTTGGAGAACAGCTCCAAGTTTCAAACACTGCGCATAGAATTTATATTCATGCGTGTTTTTCATATCAAACAGACGCATAGGATAAATTATGGCTTTAACTAAAGAAACAAAAATAGCAAAAATAGAAATGATTGGAGATTATAAAATTATTCATGTTGCTTATGACAATGTATTTAAAGAAGATGGAGAAGTAGTATCTACTTCAAGAACTAGAGATATTGTTGAAATAGGTAACTTAGATAATTCTAATAATCTAGTTTTAAATGATTTTTCAAAATATGAAAAAGATGTTCAAGATGTAATTGCAGTTGCTTACACAGATACAATAAAAGAAAATTGGAAACAATTTTTAATTAGTCAAAAAAATTTAAAAAACAGTTTTAAACCAATATTAAATCAATAAGGAAATTATAATGGCATTAACTAGACTAGGACCAAATAACAGCTCAAATATCTCTGGTATTAATTTAACCAGTCAGGTGACTGGTACATTACCCACAGGTAATGGTGGCACTGGAGCTACAAGCTTTACGGCTGGCAGCATGAAATTAATTGCTTCACACAATGCTTCAAACGAATCTGTTGTAGAAATTACCTCTGCCAACAGTTTTGTAATGGATAGTACTTATAAAAGATATATCCTTGATGTTATTGATTATTCTCCAGTATCCAATTCATCATTAAGAATGGATTACGGTAGTGGTAGTGGAGGAACTACTAGAGTCACAACAAGTGCTTACAGATGGGCTATGAAATCTCAATCTTCTAATAATAATGATTGGGATAGTTATTCAGGAAGTAATACAGCTTATATAGGTATTACTGGAGAACAAATAATGTCTGATGACGACCATCAAGCAGGATTTAGAATTATGATCGACAATCCATCAAGCACAACTGTTAAAAAAACTGTGTTTTGGACTGGTGGTTACATTAGTTCAAGTGGAACTTATGCAGTTTCATTAAGTGGAGTTGGTTGGTTTTATAATGATACTAATGCGGTCACTGGATTACACTTTCACGCACAATCGGGTAATATTGAGAGAGGTTCGTTTAAGTTATATGGTATCTCCTAATTCTAAATGACTTTTGGCGCTGCATCATTCGGTGAGCGTGCCTTTTCCGAGGACGTCGATCAAAATGCCGTAGTAGCGGTAACCGGACAACAAATAACTTCTAGTTTAGGCACAGTTACAGTAATAGCTGGTGTATTAGTAGAACCAACAGGTGTTTCTTTTACAGCCCA